ATCAAATTCCTCGGTAATAAATTCTTTACGTTTAAGTAGGTTTTTACTTCTCTTATTTTCATAAGGAGTATTATTTCTAATCATTTGACCTTCATATCCATCTTTGGTATATTCAGAATAAAGTGAATCTAAATCTTCTTGAGCTGCACATGTGTTTGTTCTAACAATATGAATAGCATCATTAGGTTCTACTGCCAAATTAAATCTTTCTAAGAATAAAGCATCTGGTTTATCCGGATCAAATAGATCATATATGTGATATTGAACCAATTCTTTAGACTCTATCATATCTTCATCTGTAGGTTTTGTTTTACGAACCAAAGAAGTAATCTTATTAAAGTCATCTTTTAATTCGTGGTTATATAACTCACCATCTAGGATAACATTAGGAAAATCTTTGAAAAAGTCCTCAAGCTCTTCTGCTATATGAGGAACCGAAACAAGTTCTTTTCCTGCTCTGCTGTATAATCCATCTTTTCTAGCGATACATCTGATACCATCTAGTTTAGGTTGAGATATACCTTCGCTTTGATGTCTTTTTGCATACTCGTGTGCTAACATAGGTTTGAATTTATCATACTTATCAACATCTTCTTCACGTTCGAAATATTCTTTAGCTAAATAGAGTTTCCATTTAGCCTCCGCTTCTTTCTGAGCTTGTTCAAAAGCTGTAGTAGCATTTTTCTTGCCAAAGTTTTTGCCAGTAGAAGTATTCCATCCACTTTCAACTAACTTGCCACCTTTAATACCAGAAACAGTTCTTATTCCTGGATTAACTGGACCACTGTATTCAACAGTCCATTCACGGATATTTCCGCTTGTGTCTCTTTTATAGAGTGTTGGTAAAGGATATATCATTAAAATTCCCCCTTTGCAACTTGAAGTACTCTAAGCCCAAGCTTTCTCCACATTATAACAACGCGGGATCTATCATCAAGAACAAATTCAATTTCATATTTGTCTTTGATATGCTTATCATAAAGTGCTTCCTTTGCTTCATCATCGCGACTAAAATCTTTGTCTTCTCTCATGATTAATCTATCAAAAGGAACATTATGTTTCTCAAGCCAAGCTTCAGTATCTCGTCGAACTCCAGGACGATCCATTCGACCAGTAATTATAAGAATATCAAAGCCTTCAGCATGTAATATTTTTACTAGATTGATTATTGACCATATAGGACGATCGTTTATAACTTGTCCATAATCGTGGTGTTCGCGCATTTGAACCCCTTCCTCATCATAATGATCAGCAATGGTTCCATCTACGTCTACAATAATTGCTTTATTTTGTCCGCCTTTTATTAAATTCATTTTCATTTGTTCCATAATATTTTCAACCCTGATGGGAAGCTTTTCATCTTCCCCTGTATGTTCGGTCATAACCCCCGAGAACTTTAGCACGTCTCCTCGGTGACGTTTGGGTGAAATTAATAACCTGATGTTGTATGTGCGTACGCATCTGGGCAATCAACTTCACCACATATGCATCCTTCACCTTCTTTTGCCCTCCTGGGTTTTAGTAATTCAACTTTTCTTGTACCACCTGCGCTGTACCCACTTAAGTAATGTGGTCCAGTCCAAGCGATAGAGTAATCTTCGAAGATATTTCCTCGAGCTTTGTTGAGAGCGGGTGTGCTCCAGTTTTTAGCTTTTAGAAGATCTCCGACTTTAAAATCTTTGTTGCCTTTGTTAACAAAACCCCAAACTGATTTCTCAGTTAGAATTTTGATGTATTTGGATCCTTCTTTGATTTCGATACCGGCTCTGAATTCGTCGGCTTTGGCTTCGGGAGTGGTGTGTGTCCATCCGTTAGTGTCGAAGGATCTGATTGTCCAAGCGAGGTAATCATTAACGATTGCTTCGGTTAGGCCTTTTAGTTCTTCTTTCATATGACTCCTTATCATTTTTTATTGTTTATGGTACCATTATACCACATTTTAGGAGGTTTGTAAACCTTTTTTTTCATTTATTTGCAATTAATTTCTCATATCGATATAACTAAAAGTCATAAAAAAGGAGGCCGAAGCCCCCTTTTATCAGAATAGATAATTTAATTATTCTGCTTTAACTAAAGTGTAGACACCATAAACTAATCCGGCCCATGCGAGCCATTTAGCTAATCCGCCTAAGAGAATTACAGAGCCGCAAACAACTATAATAGTTGTTCCGTCCCAGGTAGTTCTTTCAGCAACTCGAGCTTTCACCCAACTTACTGCTGTATTTAGATAATTCATATTATTTCCTCTAGTTTATGTTTTAAATTCCGCATAAGGATCACGTTGTTCTCCTTCGCCAAATTTATTTATTGCTTTATCAGGCGTCACATCAGATACAATATCTGTCTGTGCTGCCTCCTCTACATCGTAAAGTTTCATACGGGAACGATCAATGCCAATTACAAAACGCTTGTATTTGGTCGGATCGTTATAACGATTCTTCAATTGTTTTACCAGTAATTGTCCAAGATCGTCAAGTTCCTCTGTTGAAATAAGAGCGAACATGAGATCTGCAGTGGCCGGTAGACCAAATGATTCCGCAGTGTCCTCTAATCCTACATCAGTATTTGAATAACCAGATCTAGTCGTTTGCGTTGCACTCACGATTGGGACATTAAATTCAACCGCTAAACCCCTTAACTCTTCCGCTATAGATTTAACGTATGAGTAAGTATTTATGTTTCCCCCGAGCCCACGCACGCGTGCGGACGCGCATATGTTAATATAATCAACATAGATTATATCAGGTACGAAGTTCTTTTTTAACTTTAATTCGTTGAGTAAAGCTCTAAAGTGTCCTGTATGGGCAGCGCCCGTAGGATACTCTTTAACTATAAGTTTCCCTATAGAGGTCTTTGCTATCCTTTGGATCTTTTTATCGAATACATTTTTTGGAAGCGTTTCCAATTGCTGTATAGGTAAATCCATAAGGTTAGCATCGATTCTTTCTGCTATTCTTTCTTCAGCCATCTCTAGAGAAATATAAAGAACATTCTTTCCTAATTCTAAATTAGCTGCTGCAGTATGACACATAAAAAGAGATTTACCTACACCTGTACCTGCCATTGCAATGTTTAGTGTTTTATTTGGCAAACCGCCTTTTGTAATTTTGTTAAAATAATCTAGATCCCACGGGATTCTAGAATCTTTGGAATTATAAAATTCAAATCTCTCCTCAGAATTATCAATATAATCATGACCAATATTAGGATCAAAATTAACTCCTAAAGCTGTTCGTAATATTTCTGGTATAACTTCTTCTGTTTGATCCCCTTTCCCATCAATGATTTGAATAGAATCCATTATAGCAATATATACAGCTCTATCTTTACACCACTTTTCTGTTTCAGAAACTAGATATTCATGTTCAAGGTCGCTTTTTGATTTACATTCACCAATGCATTCTGTTGCATTAATCCTGACATCATCTGGGAGTTGAACTTTTTTAAGTTCTAATTCTAATACCTTACCAGTAGGCATTTTATTATGTTTATTAACAAAATCTACTACAAGGTCAAATACCACGCGATGTGGTTGTTCAAAATAATCTGGTTTTAGATAAGGTATTACTCTACGTAAATACTCTTCATCATTAATGAGATGACTTAGTATGTGTGTTTGAATTTGTGTTGTTATGTCCAATTTTTCCAATCACCTCTCCTTTTTCTAGTGATTCTTCCATTATATTTTGAAGTATTCCGCCGATATAATTCCTAAAATCTATATCGCCAATAAGTTCGTCTTCTTCGAATTGTCCTGCCTCTTGTATATCATAGGTAAATGCAAGAGTTGCAATATCTAATTCTGGGCTTTCTTTTATTTTTACTTGCCCATATATGTATACGACATCTTTCCATTTACCTGTAAGTAATTTAACCCCATAGAATTCTATATTATTAGATTCTACTAATTGATAATCAGCACTAGTTATGATACCATCATCATTGATAATATCAAATTCACTCATTTTCTATATCCAATTCTACTTCTAGTAGTGGTTTATGACCTATTTGATAGTGACCTTTGACAAAGTCTTTGAAATCTGTTCCATCAAATATTGGCGTCCAAAAAGATTCTGAAAGCGTATCTTTCTCTCTAACTTTTGGATCGACCAGTTCTCCAGTATCTTGATCAACCCTACAGTACCAGCCAACAGAAGGCTTAGCAACATAGTTACCAGCAAGAGCGACATCCAGTAAACCACTGTAACGCTCAATGCCACCTTCCCAGCTAACACTGATAGGAACCTTTGACTTTTCTCTAACAAACCTCGATTTTTCAACGTTGATGACAAAATTATATCCTCTTATTTCTGTTCCCACTTTCTTTTGTTGTCTTCCTATAATCCATATATTATCAGCAGAGTAGTATATACCCGTGCCTCCGGAAACAATAGCTCTTGGAAACAATCCCATCTCTTGATAGGTATGATTAACTGCTAAAAGGGAAATACTCTTCATAGTTAAATATGGTGTGACCATTCTAAATAATCCTTTTAACGCCTTAGCTCTCGACATATCAGCTACTGATTTTTCATTGAGTGTATCTTCTAGCTCTTTCTTTGAAGCTAAATTCCCAATTGAATCAATAATAATTATAACATGATCTCCTCTCTCCAGACTTTCTAGTTGATTAACTAGATCGAACTTTAATTGTTCTACATCTGTGATTGGAGTATGTAATACTCTTGATACATCAATATCAAATGATTCAAAGAATTTTTGTGGTGCCCCAAACTCTGAGTCATAAAATAATAACACTGCATCATCATATTCCTTTAGGTAATCTCTTGCCATAAGAAGAGCAAATGATGTTTTGAAATGCTTACTTGGTCCTGCTAGGACAGTAAGTCCTGGGGCTAAACCTCCATCTATATCTCCAGATAAAGCTGCGTTTATCATTGGAACTGATGTTGGCATTGTTTTAAAATCTTTAAAGAATATTGAATCAGATAAAATTGCAGTAGTTTTAATCTTGCTATTCTTTTTTAATTTATCCATTATTCCCATTAGTATAACCTCCTTCGATCTAAAGGTCTAAGGGACATTGAATCTTCTTTCTTTCTCCAACGAGCTGTTCCTTCAGCCTTCTTTCTAATTCTTTTTTGACAAGGTTTCTCATAGTATTCTCTACGTCTAACCTCTTGAATAATTCCGGCTCTTTCGACTTTCTTTCGAAACTTGCGCATAGCAAGATCAAAAGGCATTGGTCTAGACGGCCGTTTATCTTTTGGATGCCTCTTTCGAGGCCTCAAATCAATCATTACCATATTTTTTCTCCATAGTGTATCTATTATACCACATTTCTTTCCATTTGTAAACCTTTAATTCATTAAAGCTGTAATTAAATTCTTTAATAGCAATAATAATCCAAAAGAGTTTAACATAATTAATGATCTATCTTCCCATATTGCAGCAACCACTAACCAACCTGAAACTCCAGTAATTGAAAAAATTAAATCATATAATTGTAATCCTTCTACTCCTCTCATTGACATCGCAACAAGAATAAAAATGCTAGTTTCC